GATTTGAACTTGTGGCATATCAAGGTAATTCAACCAAAATAAATAATTCCCTTTTGTGTCTTGAACAAAATAAAGTTTTATTATTTCGCTGTCCATTTTCATCAATTTGTCATACTTGTATTTTTCAAGCATTTTAGTTTCATAATACTTGTTTCTAAATTTCATTTCTATGACACATTCTTTATTATATTTAGTATAACCACGAGCGTCATAATGTTCAAAAGCATTTCCCGACCATTCTAAGTTCCATCCATCTAAATTTAAACTAAAAACCACCGCTTGCTCAAATTTATGTATCTTTTCTAACTTCATCGTAAAGAGTATTTAAGTCTGAAATCCATCTGTTCCAGTCTTTTGGGTTACATCCACACGGCAACCAATACGAATGATTGAAATATTTTGAATGTAAACCAGCAATTAATTTTTGTTCATCTTTATTTATAGAGTTACTTTTTACTGATTTGAATTTTGTCCATAGCTTGATTTCTTTCTCATCCATTTCTATTTATTTTGAATTTGTTGAGTTTTTCTTTTCGTTCTTCACACTTACAAGACTCATATCCAAACCATTTGGTTGCAATATGATGAGCTATTTTTTTCCCTTGTCCAAGTGTAATTATTTTGATTATTAATTCTACTAAATCGCCAAGTCTCATATTAATGATATTAATTTTTGTTTTACTTTATTGTAAGTATTTCGTAGTCTGAAATATCCAATTTTGCTTTTTCTCTCAAGTTCCGCAATACTCACTCCGCTCTCAATAATTTCAAACACTTTTTTGTCATACCAGTGTTGTTTGTTCAATTCTTTTTGTATTAGTTGATATTTCTTTTCAATGTCAATTTTTGTTTCGTCTGGCAAATCTCTAATTGTGTCAAGACTAAATTTTTTTACTTTGCTTTTCTTTCTTATTAAATCAACATATAAACCACGAAGTAATTTAAAAACATAATAATAATTTATGTCGTCGCCATAAGTAAAATCTACACCTTTTTGTGAGTTTTTTATTAGCAAAACATACATAGTCTGAACAAGGTCTTTACACTCATCTTCTGACAAACCACCAAAAGTTGAAACTATTTCCAACCATCTTTTATGCTTTTTATATGCCAGCTCTACTTGATTCAAAACGGTATGTTTAAGGTTTTTAAAATACTTTGTTCATTACATTCTAAAGAAAATCCAACATTGTTTTTTATTGATTTAAGTTTTATTGGATTATCAATCGGTGTTGGTCTGCCACCGCTATCGGTATTTTTTACTTTTCTTATATGAACAAAACTATACATCCAATCGCTCGGATGTTGAACATATCTATGAATTACAACAAAACAATCACAACGGTTGACGAATTTACCGCCCCCTTCAACGTCAGAAGCCATTGGCGGAATTGGATGACCTGCATATTCATCACTGTCTTTGTGTTTCTTTCTCAACGCTTCTGTCGCGGCGTGTGTGCATAGCCATATGCTGATATTAAATTTTTTACAAAATACTCTTAGTTCACTTGTCGCTTCATAATCATAATCGTGGCTTGATAGTCCTTTAAGTTTGTTTCGGTCTTTCATCAAAGAGTTGTATGGGTCAACCAAAAAACCTTGATAGTCCCACGCTTTTTTTATTTCTTTTGCAAGTTCTAAAAGACTTGCGTAGCTAAAAAGATGATTACAGTCTATAAATTTAAAATGGCTATATACAAACTCTTTGTTGTCAATAAAATCTTTGTTTGATATTTTATTAATTGGTTCGGCTGAAAGCATTTCAATCAATCTTTTTATCAAAGTGAAAGGTTCGTTTTCACTGCTAAAAACCAGCCATCTTAATTTGTGTTTTACGGAATAAAGCAACATTAAAAATAAAGTAAGTGTAGTTTTTCCGCTATTTGCGTGACCGAGAAAAATATCAAAAGAAGAAAATTTGAATCTAAAAAATTCGTCTATTTCTTTAATACCAAGAGCCAGACCTTCTTTGACTGTTCCGTTACGGATGTCTTGAAGTTTGTCTAGCTCTTTCTCAAAGTCTATTAGCATTAGAACGGCATATCGTCGTCTCTGTCTGGACTTTGTTCAACCGATGTGACTTCTCCAGCATATTTGGCAAGACTCCAACCTTGTAAACTTATAAAGTATTTAGTGTTGCCATTGCTATCTTGCCAGCTCCTTCCAGTTATGTTAAAGTAAACTTTTACTTTGTCACCTTCTGAGAAATTATTCAATTTTAGAATTTTATCGTCTCTGGTGGTTTTCCAAAAATCAATGATAAGTTCTTGCGGAAATTTTTCATCCGTTTTGATTATTATTGACTTTTTTTCGCTGGTTTTGAATTTTTGAGTTTCCGTGAAACTTTGCAAAGTTCCGATTTTGTAATTATCCATTGTTTATATAATTTTCAAATATTTTAGCTAAATGTAAGATTTTATTTTGGTTTTCTTCTTTTTCCAAATCCAACAACTTGTTTTGATATAAAACAGTCGCATTGTTAAGACAGTTCATCCGTGCAATCTGTTTTTGTTTATCGTCAAAAGTCGATGGATTAGCTGTTGAAGTCGATGGATAATCTCTTGAATCTTTATATTCCATTAATTTAGCGGTGTTATACTCTTTGTTTTTATGTTTGTACAATGCTACATCTCCGACTTTCTTTTTAAATTCTCCAAGAGCTAAAAAATTAAGACTTTGACCGTTTGCAAAAGATACTTGAAATTTGTTAAATGTTTTTTCTCCATTGTTCCAAGTACCCTTGTTTTCTATATGGGTGATTTTGCTTTTTATTAAATTTTGATTTTCCATTTTTTATTGTTTTGATTTAAGATATTCTTCACATTCGTTTTCCAAGATAATTTCCATCTTGCCACGCATTATTGAATTCTTTATTTTTAAATTTTCAACTTCATTCTTTAATTCACCGTTATCTTTTTTAAGCTCACTCACTGCTTTTCTTAGGTGTCTTATTTCAATCGTTAGAGTGTCTACTACTGTCGTCATATTAAATTAAATTAGTGGGTTCAATACCAAAAATTCTTAGCAACTCATCATCACGATTGACTTTTCCAATGACTTCTTTTCGGTCATTTCTGCTAAGCTCGTCATAAGATTTGTTAAAAATTTCTTTGGATTTTTTTTCAAGTTTTTGTAAATATTTCATACTTATAATTTTAAAGTTTGCCTAAAATAAGTATAAAATTTATTATAAACAAATGTGCATATAAACACTCTATTTTTATATGTTTTTTGTTGTTTTTTGGCATTTTTTTGATTTTTAAAAAAAACCGTTTTTTTGAGTTTTTTCTACGAAGGAAAATTACGTCTATTGACACTTCTCGAATTTTTAATATACGTATACTCTAAAGCAAGAAAAGTCTGTTAGAAGTGATTAAAATGAGTTTTAAACGCATATTAACTTTTGTTAAAATTTGTGAAAAAAAGCAAAAAAAATGAGTGCATCAAACCAAAATTTAACACACTCATCCATACAAAACAAACAAAATGACTTCTAAATAAAGTATTACTAAATTAATGTTTTTTCCAATAAAATAATTTTTTGTTTATAAGTTTCAATTAAATTTAATAAATCGTGATTAGTATACTTTTTTATCAATCTTGAACGCTCAAGCATTTCATTTGCCAATCCAGTTCGTTCATTATTTAACGCAACCCCAAATTTATATTGTTCGCCGTATTTCATAACATTACACGAATAACATTGTGGACGACAATTGTTTTCATTCCATCTAGTTGAGTAATGTTTACGACTTATAAAATGACCGTTCTGTATTTTTTTGTAGTGGTATGATTTTCCACAAGTATAACAATCTACAATACCATTTTTGTTTGCGTATTTCAAACGCATATATAAAGAGAAATTAGCGTCAAGTTTTTTTATAAGCGTTTTACGAGACGTTTTTTTCATTGTCCATAGCTTTAAGTAATGACTCTCCAAGTGTATAATCAAGTTGTTTAATTGCTCTATATATTTGTCGGCTTTGTTTTTTTACTTGTCTCCGTTCCGTGATTGTGCTGTCAATTCCAAGATTGGTATAGTTAACGGCATCAGCTTGTAAAAGTTTGTCAATTTTTTTTATTTTACTTTTTTTTGTGTTCATAATTTGGTCAATAATATATTCAAGCATTTACGTCACTTTTTTTTCAATTATTGCAATCGTGCAATGTTGCGAACCACTATGTCCAAATACACATAATTCTTCTAATTGATAACCCCTTTTTTCACCCAAAAAAGTTGAATGATAACCAAAGCTAATTACTCTGTCTGATAATCTTGCACATTCATCAGCTATTAGTTTAAATTTTGAAGTATAATTTCCTTTATAATATTCCATTGACTTTCTTATTGAATAAGGGGGGTCAAGTATAATGGTGTCATATCTATCTTTGCAATTTTTTACAAAATCATAAACATCTATATATATATCTGCAAGTGCTTCTTTTTTATCAATATCTACTCTAAATTCATTAATATTAAGTTTTGTCTTACCACAAAAAAGATTTAACACTCTACCCCCTATACTTCTATCTTCTACCCATTCTTTTATTTTTTTTACTTCAAAAGTATATGCTCTTAGATTTGTTTTTATAAATGTCAATTTACACATTAGTATATAATTAGATTTATAAATAAAACTAGTTATTTAAAAGAAAAGAAAAAAGAAAAAAGCTCAAAAAAGAAAAAAGAAAAGAAAAAGCTACCAAAAAACAAAATTTTTATTTATCTGTTCCAACAAGTTTCTGTCTTTATTAAGTCCTTGAAGTTTAGCTAAAAGCATCGCAATGTACTATTTTTTTTTAATTTTCTCAAAACTACGTCCGCCAAAATAAGCCGAAATGACTGTAATGAGAGTCAATTGTAAAAGGTCAACCCATTTATCTTTTACTTCAAATTTTATAAAACCAGCATCAATAAAAATTAAAACTGTTGCACTAACAACAAGAAATATGAGAGTAAGCGGTCGAACGTTTTTACTTAGCCAACTATCACTTGATAAATCATATCTCCATCTTTCTGAAACATTTTTTTGTATATCTGCTTCTGCTTCTACAAAAACTTCCGTGATTTGTTTTTCAAGAATTGCTTTTTCTTCTTTTGAATAAGTATGTTTATCAATTATGTTGCTTATTTTTTCAGCAATCCCACCGCCAACTTTACCAAATATTTTACTAAGCACTGTTTTCATTAATAAGTCCAAATTGCATTTGGTTTGTTTGTGTCAACGTCAAGATGTAAAAATCTTCCCGAAACTCCTATTCTATTGATACCAAGTTTTAAAGCCAACCTTATTATTTTATATCTGTCTTTGGAATCAGTGATTGCAATATCACAAGCCAATCCAAGCAAATGTGAACTATTCTTTGAAGCGTTTTTTAACGTTTCATTATGTTCTTTTGTTCTATATCCGCTTGTAATGTGAATAGGTTTCCCAAATCTTTCTCTAAGCTCATCTAAAAGCAATAGAAAGTTTCTATCCATTAAACGCCCACTTCCGTCAACGTCTGGACTATCAAATTCATATACACTAAAATATTTTAGCATAAACCGCAATTTACGCAAAAAGGACACTCAAACATTTTTTTTTATTTTAAATAATACTATTGCAAGCAAACATATTATTGTTACACAAGTCGGACACATATTACTGTTTTTTTTCGTCTTTTATTTTTTTTATTTTCAATAACGTGTACACAATTGTAGCCATCAATAGAATAATTTTCAACCACATTTCAATGTCTGTAAATGTCACTACAAGTGTACTGCTGTTTATTGTATACAATTTTATATCATTAAATTCCATCTTTTTTTATTTCTCCTGTCTCTAAATCTACCGAGACTTTACCATATTTTTCTTTTAACTTTTCTAAATTTTTTTGCAAATCTTCTCTGCTTTGTTTTTGTTCTTTTTTAAAATTTTCAATCGCAATTTCTAAAGCATCAATTTGCATTATTGCCGCACCAATATTGTTGTTTGTTAGGTTTATAGAGTTATTCAATTCTTTTAGATAATCCAGTTCTGAGTTTTCAAGTTTTGCCATATTTTTAATTTTGAGTTATCAAGTTAATTCCAATTTACTTTTATTGTTTTTGTTTTAGGTGTGATTTTATCGTCTAATCTTTTACTTAAATTTTCCTTTAAAGAAACAACGTCTATTTTAGATTCCAACCAAGACACAATAATGTTTTTACTTATTTCATCAAAATCAACAAAATTATTTATGTCAAGCTCCAAATGCAACATTCCGTTTTTATGAACTTTATAATCTTCTTTTTCACAAGAGTATGTATAATGAATTGTTTTTATCACATCTTTAAAATCTAGCTGAGAAATTTCTACGTCAAAACAATTTATTTTCCAAGTATATTTTTTTCTTTTACTCATTGATTTTATCTTTTAAATAATCAATCTCTTCTTTTAATTCTTTTATGGATTTTAACAAAATCGGAACAATTTTTGTATAATCTACTTGTTGCATTTTTTCACCATCTTTTTCACCAGAAACAGCGTGTGGTAAAACTTGTTGTAATTCGTGAGCTTTAACGCCATAAGAGCGTTTCTCTGAGCTTTTCCACGCAAAATTGTATACTTGTATGCCTTCTAACAAATTAAGCCCGCTAAAGTCCTTAAAATCCTTTTTTTGTCTAACGTCAGATATTGTATTAAATGCGTTTGCTAAAACATTACCAACAACGTGAAGAGCTTCCGTTGGTGAAGTTGTATTAATTCCTACATTATCAACATCTAAAATTAATTTTCCGCTCCCTGTCACGTCGCTTATAGTCATAACATTGCTCGTTACTGACATAGCAAAATCTGGTGAACTTGTTGTTGTCGTTGCGAAGGTGAATCCGCTTGTTGCTTGCACCGTACCAGTTACTCCCACATTTCTTGAAAAAATATTCATTGCTGTACTTCCGTCAAGTCTGTAATATTCAGTCGTGCCACCACTACCATTATCACATTTAAACTTTATGTCTTTGTCATCGGTTGTATTTTCAAGTATTAAGTCACCAGTACCCCTTTGATTTAAAATTGAATTTGAAGCACTATGATATATTTGAAAATCGTTACTTGTTCCAAATTGTGCTTTTACATTATCTAAAAACCTTATATTTTTACTAGCGATACTATATCCACTACTACCATCTAAACGAAAATATTCAGTAAGTCCGCCAGCTCCGTCATCGTTAGAAAATATGATGTCTTTGTCATTTGCATTATTTTCTATTTTTAAATGACCAGTTTCATTTGTAATTGATGAGTCAGTTCCATTGTGTGATATTTTTAAGTCGGTATTGTCTCCAATTTTTAATTGAGCATTATCTGGCAAAACCAAATTTCCAAGTCTTAAATCTGCCAACGCATAACCCAAGCCAGTTGATATATTTCCAGTCGATGTTGGTTCTGTTGATGAATCTTTAAATAATTTAAAAACGCCATCAGAAAAATCTCTGTAAAGTCCTGCGTATAATGCTGTACTTCCGTTTGTGGAATATTGTCCGTAAAATCCAATATTGCTGATATTGGCAAGATTGTCTTTTGCTAATTTTATTAATGGGTCTTTGACATCTAAATCGGTAGTATTTACTGTTGTAAGTGTACCAGCTACGGTCAAATTGGAAGAAATTGTCACACTACCTGTTACAGCCAAAGCAACACCAGAGCTTACACTACCACCAATTCCAACGCCACTTGTGCTTAAACGAATCGTGGAAGCATTTCCAGAACCATCAGTAATGACTTGCTCTGTACTACTTAAAACTACGTTGTCCGTCGTTTTTAATAGAGCTACATATGTCTGATTTATTTGCTGATTTAATAAACTTGCCATATTCTAAATAAACTTTTAATTTTTTAATATCTTCATTTTTAGGTTTATATCTCATAATTGCCAACCATTAAACAAACTGTCTTTATCTGGATGTATATCGTCGTTGGTATTGCTGTTGTATTTTGGGTAAGTACTTTGATTAAAAGTCATAAAGTCGATAAATCTTCTTGTATAATATTCTGCAAAATTTCTATGCTTTGCAATCAAATAATCTAATTCTTCTTTACTTACGCTTTCACTATTTTCACTTGTGTGTTTAAAAACTCCACCATTTTTTACTTGATAAGATGCAAAAGGTAAGTAATCGACCATAGCAAAATGAATGAGCATCGGCTGAATATATGTGTTTATCAAAGTCGTGTCGGCAGTGGTAAGAGTGTCACCAATAATTTTCGTTTGTAAGTCATTGTATAAATCAGTACCTAAATAATTGCGAATGTGTATTTCTTGAGACAGCTTTATAAAGCCAAGAAATTTGTCAACATCTACTGAACCGTCAACAATAGAGTTTCTTTTTAAATCAATTGGTTTTATGAAAAGAGCAGTAGCCATATTTAATTAATTCTCCAGTTGTTATTTTTGTTTGACGCTATTTGTGCAACTTCTGGTGGATTTGTTTCAAATTTTGCACCTTTTCTTTGGTTTTTAGGTAATTCGCTGATGATTTGTCTAGCTCTTGTAACCGATATTTTTTTGTTTCCTTTTTTCAAATAAATTCTTCTCATCCAGTAATGACTACAATTCACTCCGCCTTTGTATAAAAATATGTTATAAGAATTTTCTCCTTTTGGTGCTAGCTCTGAGTTTGCGGTGCTTTGTTTGTTTAAATCTTCCATACGATAAACTTTATTTGCAGCTAACATTTTTTTACAAAACTCTCGGGATTTACCTTCTGTTTTTCTACCTGCTGTATAAGCATATCTTACTCTAAAAATATCGGTGTCTTGCGTGCTTCTTTTTCTTGCATCACCACTTACTACTTTAGCAAACGCAAAATAATCTTGAATTTGTGTTTCATCTTCTAACGCTGGTTGTTCGTCGACCAAAATCCAATCATCACCATATTCTTCTCCTTTTGAGATTAAGTCGTCTGCAATTTGTGACATTACTTCTTTACTCAAAGAAACATCGTTGTGGTTGCAAACTTGCTTTTTTAATTTTACACCTGTCTCTTCTTCTTTTGTCTCTTCATCTTCAACGTTTTCAAGGTCTGTAAATTCGAGCGGTTGAAGCGTTTTAAAGTATAAATTAAGCGATATATTGTTGTAAGCTAGTATTTGGTCTAAACAGTCAATTAAAAGTCTTTGAAACGGACGAATGACAGTGTTGTCCATAAGCGTAGAAGC